CATAATCTCTTGAGCTTTTAAGATCATTGCTTGTTGTGCGGCAGGGTCTTGTATGTACTGTGCCCTAGCAAGCATTGCCTTAGCCATGCCCTCAGGTTTAGACACATCTAAGCCCTCAACGGCTGCATCGGCACGTTCTTGCCCCGTTTGCATATAGCTTGTGTCTACCCCTAAGTTGCCAAACAAGCTGCCCACACGACGAGCTAGGGGGTCTGTGGTTCCTACCTGTCTATATGGGGAAGCTTGAGCTAACCTTCTGGCGGGTTGCGTAGGATCTTGCTTGCCAAAGTCTCTAATACTTTGAAATAAACTTTCTGATAATTTAGCCATTTTAAATTCCTAGTAAATCTTCTAACCATTTAGGTACAAAAGGTATATCTCCACCTTCACCGCCTATTTTACCTAATAGACTGCTGAACAAACCTCCACCGCCTACGCCTCCACCTATAATGTCTCCAGCAGAACCCATAGCTTCTCTAAAAATATCACCTCTAAGTCTTTGAGCTTCTAAATTAGCACTTAAACCAGACATCTGAGACTCTGCTCTTTCCATTGCAGCTTGTCTACGCGCTGTATCAGCAATATTAGCAATATTAGTACCAGCTTGCAATTGGTTTAGAAGCTGAGATTCTGGAGCATAACCAGCGGACATCATACCTGCTAAGTTCTGTAAGTCCATACCTTGTATCTGTCTGGGAGTCATTCTAGCTTGCGTACCCATGCCAAACATACCTGAAGTTAACCCCTGTAAACCAGCGGCTCTCTGTAGTGCTTGCTGTTGTTCAGCGCCTGACTGCTGCATAGCCATGAGGGACGCTTGGTTCTGAGCCTCTGACTGAGCCTTAGCCATCGCTAATTGCTCTGGAGTACCACCGTACTGCGCTGTGGAGACTCCTAGCCTTCCCTGAGAAGCCATACGATTCTCTAAGGCTAAACGCTGTCTTTCTTCCTCAGGGGACTGTAAGGCTCTTAGCTGCCCGTATACCTGTTCTTCCCTAGCTCCCCTGTCCATAGAACCAGCGTCTAAAGCTGCTTGTTGGGCTTGGGACATAAGCCCACTAACGCCACCGTAGGCTTGATTAGCTAATTGCTCGTAGATGGGGTCATAAGCCGCTGTTGCTTGCCCTGCTAAACCCCCAGCACCGCCAAACAATGTGTTTTGAAGAGCTTGTTGCTCAGGAGACAGATTCATTGTAAACCCGCCGTCAGCACCAGCAGTTGTACTACCTACTCCTGAAGTAACAGTAAAAGGTTTAAACTGCATAGCCTCATAGGCTTCAGTACCAATCTCTCCTGCTTTTGCTTCCGCTTCTGTACCAAACTCTTTAATAGAGTCCATCATTTTAGTAGCGGCTGTTACATCAAAGCCTAGCCCCAATAAATCATCAATAAGAGCCATTAGTAAGTACCTCCAGTAATTGTTCCCGCAGTCAACGTACCGCTTACAGTAAGCGTTGGTATCGTAACTGTCCCTGTAAATGTTGGACTATCTGAGTTAGCCTTTGAGGCTACTGCTGTAACCAGCGCATCAAACTCAGTGTCAAAGTCAGTACCCTTAATAATCTTCGCTGCATTTCCTGTAGGAAGAGTATCTTTGGCTGTAAAGTTTGTAGTCTTTGTGTAATTGCTCATTAGATCATCCTACCTATTAAAGCTTGAATATTAAGTTCTTGCAAAGATAACGCATTTTGATTAATAGTAGCGTCCACACCTATGGTTACTACCGTTCCTGAACCTGTTGTTTTAGTCTTTGGTCTGTCCACAATGATTGAAGCACTGTACTCTGAAGTAGACACATTATATTCACTTTCGTTATAGTACGCAGTCTTACTACCAGAGTTAATCTCAACAATCTGTTTAGTATAGGCTTGACTGTAATCATAACCCCAGTTCACAACTGCCTGTGCTCCCTGACCACCAATAAACGTAATAATAATTTCTTTGAGTATTTTAAGACGAGAGCTGTCCCCAAAGGAAAGTGGGTTACTAAAGTAGCTCATGTCGTAGGACAAGCCATAGTCTTGATAGTTACTGTAAGTGGCAATACCATTGGTATTCCCTACGTACAACAAGCCGTCCTGAGTCCTCTCAAGGGCTCTTAGGGTTGTGTCTGACCACGTAGTGACCCTATGCGCCCCGTCCTCCAGAGCAGTCCTCATATCAAAGCAGTAAACGTACTTGGAGTCACTAAAGGACAGTAAGTAGAATGCTTCCTCTGGGCTGTATATGGAGCGTAAGGGACTGTTAACTTGCTGTACATTAATAGCTAACAAATCATTACGAACATTCTTACTAATGTCCCTAACGGGCATTGACTTTTCTTGAATGGTTCTGCCAAAGCTGCGTAAGCCTTCACTGGACATAAAGATTAAGTCAGTACCTGTGGACTGTACAGTGTCTCTATCAATACAACCTACGTTGGCTATGGTATCAGCTAAGGACATTGTAGTCGGGTCTGTAGCCCCTTGATAGACAACAATGGAGTTTTTACCAAAGATAATTAAGAAACCGTTGTGAGCCGCTAAAGCAACAATCTCATCAAGACCGTTAGGCCATACTTTACTAATATTAAGAGAGCCTGTGGAGCCTCCAGACCAGCCTGAGCCGTTTAGTAAGTCAGACCAATAAATAGTAGACTTGTCCGATGAGAAATCAGCTACCCAGAGTCTGCCAAAGGCTGCTAATACTTCATTGCCTTCTGGTGGAGTGCCTGTAGCATGAGCGTGTGAAGACATTGTTTCTACAACGCCAGCATGAGCAGAGTACATCAAAGGTTCATACCCAAGTTGAAACATATACAGATGGTCGTTAAAGTTTACCATCTTCCAGTTATTAGTTGTAATTGTGTAAGCTGCTGGGGTTGCGTCAGTAAGAGTAGTAGTGCCTGTAAATATCTTATTGTTACCCGCTGAAAGAATAACATTAGCACCCGTAGGGTTAATGTACTCTTTAATAACTTCAATACCGTTACTGCCGTCTATAGGAGTTGTGCTTGAAGTAATAGCAGTAAAACCTTTACGAGAACCTATACGCCCGTACTGGTCAATAACACAGTTATCCGCAACGGAAGCATAGGAAGCATCCAAACTAAGCGGAGAGTCCTGTGTGTTTAAACCTCTAAACGCAGGGGCTGCAATCGTTATGTTCTGTCTGTCCTGAGCCATTGCTTAGACCGCCCTGTAGATAGTTTCTTCTGGGTGCTTGTATGCGTCCAAAGCAATTGCATCGGACATATAGTTCTGAGCAAATGCTAACATTTCCCCTGCTGATCTACCGCCAGTTTCCCCACGCTCTCTGGAAGCTAAAGCCAGTGCTAAGTGCAGTACGGGCATGTGTGGGATTTGAAGCTTGTCAGTGTCATTAACTAAGTCAGGGTTACGTTGGACACAGTTTACTCGGATAGTATAAACAGCGTTAGGAATAGGATAAAGATCAACCTGAGTGTCCCCATTAGTATCCACACCATTAAAGTTGTAGAACGTAGGGCTTGACTTAGGAGGTGTTTCGTTTAAGAAAGCATTGTCCATCCAATGCGTGTCTTTGTAAGTCATAAACCAGTTGGACGTATCATTGATAACGTCAATAATCTTAATCCTATTACCACTACCTACAAGCACGTAGTTAAAGATGTCTTCCGTTGTGGATATGGTAAGGGTAGTACGTAATGCAGACCAATCCCAAGCGTCTTCAACAGTTCTTTTAGCGTCATTAATAAGATCACCGATAAGAGCTGAGTAAGGGTTTTGATTAACGGAGCCTACTTGATCTTCTCTGAGCCTTCTTAGGACTCCGTTTACTAATTCTAAATATGTCATTTCAAGTTCCTAAGAGGATTATAGTCTATAAAATCAAATAATCTAACTCTGTTTAGAAGTTCTGTGTTGTACTCTAGCGGCTTATAGTTAGATTGAAAAATGTCACTAGAAGAACCTCCTCCGCCACCAAATAAACCTGTACCGCCTAAACCACTACCGCTACCATCACCATCGCCAGAACCGTCCCCGTCACCATCGCCATCCCCATCACCTTCTCCAGTACCTGTACCTGTCCCAGTTCCGTCACCGTCTCCAGACCCATCTCCGTCTCCAGAGCCACC